ATCGCCAAAAGACTTTCAGACCGTTCTGCAATGGTTACCGCCTCCGCATTTGCCGACGCTGCCGTTAATCTATTCAAAGATGCTCAATCCTTCCCCGTGGTCGATCTGAAGCCATATAAGGCTCTCGTTTCGGAAGCAGCAGAAAATGGAATCATTCGTTCCAAAACATTTAAGCGTTATATGCTTTTCTGCGATTCCCCATCGCGAGCCAGGTTCTTCCGTTTAAAACGCAAAGTTCTTAAGACAATCCAATTTTGGAAGGAAGAATCAAAAGTAAAGTCTATAAAACTTACGAAGTAAACCACATCCTGCCCCTTCTTCACAGGAAGGGGCACAAACTTACCTACTTTATAGTGCGATTGAGAACAGATGGTACCTCAGGCCACACCACTTCGCGCGGGAAGCCTTCTTGAGACGGAACGTCGCGGAGCGCCTGACGGTAGACCATAACAGCTGCCTTCTCCTCTTCACTCAAGGGATAGTCCGGCATAGCCAGGTAGTCCGTCGCAGCGATCCGCCTGTCCCGCTCTAGGCGCACCTGCTCTGCGATCTCCTCGTCTGTCGGTTCAGGCACTTTCACGATCTGAAAGCGTCGTACTCCGTCCTGCGGTTCGATTTCTTCGATATAGGCCTTCCCGCTTTCGTTGCACCAAACCGCCGCTTCAGGAGTGTATTCTCCCTCGAAAATCTGTCCAATTTTATAAGTCATCTTGTTCACCCCCCTCCTAATACCCAAAGGCGTACCAATCGTTATCGTTACTCCACGCGGCAAGCTGGACACTAGTAGTAGTTTTATTTTTCATGCAAGCATGTCTATCCGTGATACCCCACGACGCAGTTTGAACGTTGTAGTTAGTGTTTTTAAATGCCTTTTTGAATGTAAGTGTGTGATACGATGTCTCTCCAGATAAATGGATTTTTCCCCACTGTTCAATAAATCCATCACTCCAAATGCGATAGCCACTAGTACCACTTACCCACGTTTCAGTGATATACGCTTTCGGCTTATCGCTCAAACTGTTAAAACTCCCGGTCTTCGCAACGGGTGCCAAATTCAGCGGCACCAAAGCCACATCATCAGCATCAACGCTACCACTATTGGCCACGTAGCTTTCCTCTGACGGGAATAGGTGAATTTTCTTCACGCTCATTTTATTTCACCTCGCAAAATGTTTAAATGGTCTTCGTAACGGTCATAGTCGTCCGCCGTTGCCTCTACCTCTTTTTGATAGGTGTAAGGCTCAAATCCTCGGAGGTAGATTTCGGAGACCTGCACGTTTCTAAAGCCCACACTGTAGACGCCTTCTATAGCTCTGATCTTCCAATATTTGTGCAAACCAACATCGGGGACATCGTTTTGCCCTTTTGTAACGGCTTTAATGTCAGTCCACGTGCTCCCGTTGTCGGAATATTGGAGGATGCCTTTGTTTAAGCTGTAGTAAGCCGGAACGATTTCTATCGACCTAACCCTAATTGCAACAGGGTTATACATTGTAATAGTCAGATAGTCTATACCTGCGCCGCTTCCGCAACGGTTGAAATATGATGTGCTTTGGTTTTTATCAAACGCCACATTTATTCCGTTATCGCCTCTGTCTCCAGTAGCAGCACAGGCGAACGTACTGCCCCCGATCGTTCCCAATTCTGAAATCGCGGGGTTTTCCCACTCGCGTTCGCCGCTAACGGTAATCGTCTTAAAATATTTTCGAGTAAAGCCGTTCGCGAAAACGCAGTCGCCTAGCGTCTTATCTTTCACGATATACACCGTTACCACCTCACTAATTCAATACCAGCCTGAATGGAAACATTCCCGCTTCCGTCCGGCCGATTCCCGTTGACCGTCTTCACCCCAACATCAACCAGAACATTACCGTCCGCGCCGGCGACGTTCCCATTCACGCTTCGAACATGAGTACGAACGGTCCATTCAACCATGCCGTCCGCAATGACATGACCATGCGTGACATTTCGCGTATCAAGCAGCTCCGCGCTCGTCTTCCCCGCCTTCGTGCATTCGAGGAAGCGCTCGTACTGGAAGGCGCAGTCCACCTTGTCGCCGACTTGGTACGCCGTTGACTTGCGTCTGAACTCGTTGATTTCGTAGATCAGCTGAGTGCAGACCGCCGTCTGGGGAGCTTCATTCAAAACGTCCTCTTCAGCAGCAAGGCGCACGAGACCGGCCTTGCTCGTCGTAGCGTTCGGAAGCGTCACTTCGCCGGATGCGTCAGGCGCGATGCT